CATCTATCAGGATACAAGTTCTGTTATCGGTGAATCTTATGTAAACTCAATCTGGATTAAAGGTAATGCTAATGCAACTCTAGGATTAAGGAAGCCTGGTACGTCAAATACACAGATTGGAAATGGGAGTGAATCGCTTAACGTCACTACTGAATGGCAGAAATTTACAGCAGTAACTACATCAGCAGACAATACAATTGGCAGATTTCTACTTGACTTTAGATCTAGTAATGGTGCTTCCGTCCCTGCTGGTCTTGAAGTAAGCCTATGGCACGCTCAGACCGAAGAAGGCACAACCTCCTCTGATTACCTCCCAACAGGTGGATCAAAAAGTGGAGCACCCCGCTTTGACCATGACCCCGTGACTGGTGAAAGTCTGGGGTTGTTGATTGAAGAGGAACGGACTAACTATATTTCGGACCAAAGTCCGTCTTTTAATAAAGGTTCATCAAATACCACTATTACTTATGATGCTTTTACGGCTCCTGATGGGTCAAATAGTGCGATAAGAGTCCAAGGGAATAACGGATTTATCCAGATATCTAGTGGTGTAAACTCCGTCCCAGCGGGGTCAACACTTACTGCTTCGTTTTATGTTTATAGCTCTGTAGAAATACCAAATTTTAGAACTCGTATGGGTTATGGTTCATCTCATGCTGATACGATTAAAACTATTCCAGCAAACAAATGGACAAGATTTATTTGTGATGCAATAACTGATGACACGGGAACTGATACTACTTTCGCTTTCCGCCCATTAACTACTATAAATTCTTTTGGGGTAGCAAATGTTGATTGTTACATTTGGGGTTTTCAAGTCGAAGCCGGTTCCTTCCCAACCTCCTACATCCCAACCTCCGGCAGCAGCGTAACGCGCTCACCTGACATCGCAAGTATTGAAGGTAATGAGTTTGCTAAGACCAACCTGCTTGAATATAGCGAAAGGTTTGATCAGAGTGCTTGGCTGAAGCAAACAAGTGTCACGCTTACGCCAAACAGCATTGCTGCCCCTGATGGTACGACAACAGCTACTTTGTATTCTATTTCTGCTGCCACTCAAAGAGCAGTCGATCAAGACATTTCTAGTTTGACTGATGGCACCGCCTGTGTATTTTCAATTTATATCAAAACTATTGTAGACACTGTTTTCAAGATTAGAGACAGTGGCGGCTCTGTATTGTTCGATGCACAAATCTTGGCAGCTGACGGGTGGCAAAGAATTCAAGTTCCATTCACTAAGAATTCTTCTAAACTTGGATTCTTTGACAATAGCGGGAATACAGGAAATCGTTTTTACATCTGGGGAGCCCAACTCGAAACAGGCGAGCTAACTGAATACACCCCAAGTGTTGAATCATTCGTCAGTCGTGCAAGTAGTGCGACTTATGTTGATGATGCAACCGGGTTGATTAAGACAACGCCGGTTAATTTGTATTTTCCGAGTACTCCAACAACAGCAGCATGGTCGAGTCCATCAAGTTTTACTGAAACAGATAACTATGGAATTGCACCTGATGGAACTAACTCATCGCTTCGAGTAACTACTACAGGCAGCGGTTATCTTCAAGACGGTACTCCGGATGACTTAGAGGCAGGCACCACTTACACGCTGTCTGTATACATAAAACTTGAAATTGTTAGAAGCACTTATTTCAGAATAGGCGTCCAAGGGAGTGCAGTCAACTCTGCCTCATTCAAGGATGTAATTAGTGAACTTGTTGTTGGTCAATGGGTAAGAGTATTTCATACATTTACAGCTGACAATAATGCAGTTGGAACTCTTCGATTGATGTCTGCTACAAACGCAGATGCTGAGTTCTGGGGAGTCCAACTCGAAAAAGGCTCAACCGCCACTGATCTAATCCCCACGTACGGCACCATCTCAGCTGCTGCCAGGTATGAGAACGGGGAGCTGCTGCTTGAAGAGGCGAGGACCAATAAGATGCGTCGTTCAGAAAAATTAACGGGAAGTAATATTTGGCAGAGTCAAGACGGAGCAACTTCATCACTTTCTAACATCACATCTCCAGATGGTGTTAGTAAGATGTGGTTGGTTGATCTTAGTGCTCTAGCGGGGACACCTGGTGCTGGTTCAAGGTTTTACCAAGGAAGTCTTGCTTTTAACAATGTAGTCAATACTTTCTCCTTCTACGCTAGGTCTGTATCTGGTACTGGTACGTTTCCAGTTGGTTATTTTGATGGGTCTAATTATATTAAATCTTACGTAACTTTAACAGAAGAGACCCAGAGGTACGAGATCAGTTGTCCGGCTGGTTTAAGTTCCGCTAACAGTAATATCTTTGGTTTTACTCGTCGTGGATTAACTCATGATGAAACACTTACCCAAGCTTATGTTTGGGGTTGCCAAGTAGAGGCTGCACCGTACGCGAGTAGCTATATCCCTACAGATTCAACATCTGGAGGAATCACCCGTGCAGCGGATGTATCAACCAGTGCCCTAGGTGTTGATAGTTGGTATAACCAAAGTGAAGGGACGGTGTTTAGTGACGTATTACCACTGAGTGCTGATTCATTGCGTGCGTATGTGTTTAGCAATGGGACAGTAGATAAGAGAATTGCTCACAACGTAGATGCTTCTAATATCTACAACCTGTTTCTTAAAAGTGGGGGCGTTACAACCTCACTTGCAGGTAATATATCAGGCTTGCCTAAGCCTCTTAAGGCTGGCCTCGCTTACAAGTCTGAATCAAGCCGTGGTGTAATTGATGGCGTATTAAAAACCTTATCTTCAACCATCCATGTACCTAACTCCATTAATCAATTAAGTTTAGGTAGTCAAAACTTTAGTGCTGATGGATATCTAAACGGCCACATCTCCCACCTTGCGTACTTCACAACTCGTCTACCCGACGATAAACTTAAATCTATCACAACATAAACATGGAAAACGAAGAACTAGAATTTGTACCAACACCCGGACCATTTTTTAAGTTTGCAGATGAAGCAGCATGGTTAACTGCTGCTCGTGCTGCAGGATTTATGATTGATGTTCCTGTATATGATGAGAATGGAGAATCCACTGATGCTACAGAAGAAAAATTAAACGCCTATACAAAAAATCATGCCATTGATGTTGTAGGAACAATCACCGAAGGTGGTGAATGGGATGAGGAAGGTAATGAACTTGTAGCACCAACAGTATTACCAGGATGGCATGTTAATTATCTTGGAGACCTTCCAGAAGGTTGGGAATCTTATGAAGTTACTCCATCAACTCCATCAAGAGTATTCGCATAAATAATTATGATAACATTTAAAGAATTTTGTACACAATTAGATGAGGCAGCATGGACCAAGAAATCGGGAAAGAACAGCGAAGGTGGATTGAACGAGAAGGGCAGGAAATCCTACGAGAAGGAGAACCCTGGCAGCGACTTGAAGGCACCAACCAAGAAGAAGGGAAACAAGAGAAGAAAATCCTTCTGTGCTCGGATGAGTGGAATGAAGAAAAAACTTACAAGTAAGAAAACTGCAAACGATCCAGATAGCAGGATCAATAAATCATTACGTAAATGGGATTGCTAATTTATGACTTCTGATGAAAAAATGAAAGTGTGCGAAGCATGTGAATTTTATAAAGAATCAACAAAACAATGTAAATTATGTGGTTGTTTTATGCCACTGAAAACATTATTTCCTGGTCAAAAATGTCCAGATTGTCCTCCAAAATGGGAATAAATTATGGCAAAAAAACCAAAAATAGCATCACCTGAACCTGAAGATAATGATAATAATATTATTGATTCCAAATTAAATCAAAATCAGATTTACTTAGGTAATCCCAATTTAAAAAAAGTTGGTGTACCAATTAACTTTACACCTGAACAGATTAAGGAATATCTTAAGTGTAAAGCAGATCCAGTATACTTTGCTATAAATTATTGTAAAATTGTTTCTCTTGATGAAGGTCTTGTACCTTTCAAGTTATATGATTTCCAGGAAGACATGGTACGTCGATTCCATGCAAACAGATTTAATATTGCAAAGTTACCACGACAGACGGGTAAGTCAACCACTGTTGTGGCATATCTTATGCACTATGCAATTTTTAATGATAACGTCAACATTGGTATCCTAGCAAACAAAGCACCTACCGCAAGAGAACTTCTCGGAAGGTTACAACTTGCATACGAGAACTTACCTAAGTGGTTACAGCAGGGTATCATTGCATGGAACAAAGGATCTATGGAGTTAGAAAATGGCAGTAAAATTTTGGCATCTTCTACATCTGCAAGTGCTGTCCGAGGTATGTCATTTAACATCATCTTCCTCGATGAGTTTGCGTTCATTCCAAACCATATTGCAGAGCAGTTCTTTTCCTCTGTTTATCCTACTATTTCTTCTGGTAAAAGCACAAAAGTCATCATCATCTCAACACCAAATGGGATGAACATGTTCTACAAGTTATGGCATGATGCTGAACTTGGTAGAAATGAATATGTAACTACTGAGGTACATTGGTCTCAAGTACCCGGTAGAGATGAAAGGTGGAAAGAACAAACAATTGCTAACACATCATTAAGACAGTTCACTCAAGAGTTTGAGTGTGAGTTCTTAGGATCTGTTGATACACTAATCTCTGCTGCAAAGTTGAGATCAATGTCATATGATGAACCTTTATCAAGTAGTAAAGGATTAAAAATATACGAGAATCCACTTCCAGATCATGAGTATCTGATGACGGTTGACGTATCACGTGGTACTAATAATGATTACTCTGCATTTATTCTATATGATATTACTACTGTACCATACAGAGTTGTAGGTGTTTATAGGAACAACGAAATTAAACCAATGTTGTTCCCAAATATTATTCATCAAGTTGCAGTAAATTATCATCGAGCATTTATTCTAGTTGAAGTTAATGACATTGGAGATCAGGTAGCATCAATTCTACAGTATGATCTTGAAAATGAGAATCTTCTTATGTGTGCAATGAGGGGTCGTGCTGGTCAATTAGTTGGTCAAGGTTTCTCTGGATCTAAAACTCAACTTGGCGTGAAGACAAGTACTACTGTAAAGAAAATTGGTTGCTCGAACCTAAAGCAATTAGTTGAAGCAGACAAATTGCTTGTTAGTGATTATGATATTATCTCAGAACTAACTACCTTCATTCAAAAGAAACAATCGTTTGAAGCAGAAGAAGGATGTAATGATGACCTTGCAATGTGTTTAGTTATTTTTGCATGGTTAGTTGCTCAAGACTATTTCAAAGAAATGACAGATAATGATGTTCGTAAGAGATTGTACGAAGAACAGAAAAATCAGATTGACCAAGACATGGCACCATTTGGATTTATTGATGACGGTCTGACTGACTATGAGTCAATTGATAAAGAAGGTAATGTCTGGTATATTGCTGAAAATGGACAAGGTTCATATAATGGTAGTGAGTATGGAGAGATGAGTCACATGTGGGAATATAGATAATGAACTTTGAAGATGAATTTGAACTTGGACATTTACTTTCTAATGAAAGAGAATGTCGAGTATGCCATAAAAATAAAGATCTTCTAATAGATTTTTATTTAATACGTAAAAATAAAAAAGGTTTTCCCTCAGCATATTCTTACGAATGCAAAATGTGTACTAAATTTAGAGTAACAGAATATAAAAAAAGAAACAAATACAATCCAGTTCCTAGAATAAAAGACGTATATCCTGACTGGTAAGAGTTCATGCATTGTTTCCCCCATGGAAAGTGTTAAAATAATAAATAATCTTAGACAATTCGACATATTTGTTAGGAGATACAGATGGCACAATTACGCTCACCCGGCGTTGTTATTAGGGAAAAGGATCTTACAAACGGAAGAGCAAGTATTGCTAATGCAAACATTGCTGCAATTGCAGGACCATTTCCAAAAGGTGAATTAGGATCACCAGTTACAATTAGATCCGAATCAGAATTAGTTTCTATTTTTGGAGAACCTAATCAAGACAATGCAAATTATGTACTTTCTGCACTCAATTATTTAAACTACGGCGGAACTCTTTCAGTAGTTAGAGTAGACAATACCAATCTTAAAAATTCTGTTGCTAGAGTTGGAAATGGAGTTAGTAATGTAACGATTACTAATCCAGATACTAACGGTAAGTATCTTAGTAATCCTCCAGTAACTTTTGATGCTCCTCCTAATGGTGGTGTAACCGCAACAGGTACTTCTAATATTGACATCAATGGTAGAGTAACCGGCATTACTGTTACTGCAACAGGCAGTGGTTATCAAAGTGCTCCTGGTGTGACCATCGATCCAGTTGGTCAAACTGCTATTGCAACTGTTTCTCAAGGAACTACTGCAACTGCAACTGCTGACAGCAACAACGTCGCTGGTAGTGGTTCCTTACAAGGAACACTTACGATCACTGACGCAGGTTCTGGATATACATCTCTCGATCCTGCAGATCTCACGATTGGTGGTGGTGGTGGTACAGGTGGGGTTATAACTCCAGTAATTACAAACGGTCAGATTACTTCCCTCACTCTTAGTGGTGGTAGTAACTACACGACTGCACCAACAATTACTATTGCTGCACCTGACGGTGTTGCAGTTACAATTACTTCTGGTGGAACTAACTATGATCCTACTAATACATATTCAGTAAACGTTAATGGCGGTCAACAAAATACTGCATTTTCTGGAACTTTAGTTGTTAACAGTTCAGGTATTGCAACTGGCGTTTCAGTTAGTAATTTTGGTGAGTTTACTAATTTCAGTGGCATAACTACTGTAATTGAAGCACCCGGTTTAACCGCATCTGCGACTGCAACAATTTCTGCAGATCCAATTAAAATTGCTAACGAAGAAGTTTATAATGCATCATATAGTGGTACTGCTAACAATTGGTTGTATGCAGGCAAAACTCCAGGCACATGGACAAATGGGTTAAGAGTTTGCACAGTTGACTTTGGACCGCAACAGTCACTAGTTCTTACCTCAGGAGCAAATGCAACTCCAACAAATACTACTGTTGGCGAATTTGTAACCGTTGGTTCTAAGAAAGGTGAAATTATTGATGTTACCACTCAAGCAAGTAGTGGTCAAACTGTAGTTCATGTAGTTATTTTAGATACTCTAGATAACGATGCTTATGTAAATGCTCCATCAGCAGGACAAATGTTTGCTGCAGCGGATTCAGTTAATATTGGCACTTCAGGATCTAGTGTAGTTGAATCTCTTGAATCAACTAATACCTGGTATGAAGAAAAACCTCTATATGAAGGTTCTTCAATTACGTGGAATTCAATTGCAGCAAGACCAACAGCAACTGCAGATGCATCAGAATTCTATGGTAGTGGAAAAGTTTGGGATGCAGTTCATGTTGCTATTGTTGATACTAATGGCACAGTAAGTGGTTCGGTAGGTAGTTTACTTGAGCAATTCACATATCTTTCTAAAGCAACTGATGGAAGAGGACCACAAGGTGGTGCTAATTTCTACAAGAGAGTAGTTTCCGATTCATCAAATTACATTTATGTCGGAGATACTATTTATGAACCCCAAACCAAAACTTCTGCTTTAGGGTTTAAACCTAAAGGTGCAGATGATTATTCATTAGAAGGTGGTGCAAATTATGCTGGTGGTTCTAATGAGAATGATGTAGGGATTCAAGATCTTCTTGATGCATATAATACTTTTAATGATGTAGAGCAAGTAACCATTGATTATATTTTGATGGGTCCAGAGTGTGAAACTGAAACTGATACTAAAAGCAAACTCAATAAAATTGCACAAATTGCTATAAATAGAAAAGATTGCATTGCATTCGGTTCTGCATTTAAAGGCAATATTATTTCTGTTGATGGTACACTCAGAAGTAACTCAATAATTACTAAAAATTTGAAGTCATTCTTCTCTGATATTTCTAGTAATTCTTACTTAGTTCTTGATGGCAACTA